GATCCAGCTATCATAGGGGTTGCATGTTCAATAGTATCGGATATTACAAATGGTGAATTTAATTTATTGAAATGGGACAAACAAGAAAGGCGATATTATCCAGTAGAAATAAGACTATATAATAAGTCTTGACATTAATATAAAAACCTATATATAAGAAAGTGAGAAAGTTATGACAAAGATAAATTTTGAAAAAGATAGAATGCAATCTGTGGAACAAATAGATTCCGCTAAACGATTGTCTGATAAATGTTTTGAGTTAAAAGATTTAGAAGATGAGATAGCAAATGCTGAAGAGTCTCTTAAAAAATTAAAAGAGAAAGCAAGAGTTGTTTCATCAATAGAAATTCCTGCAATGATGGATGAAATGCAGATTACAAAATTAAAGCTGAAAGATGGCGAAGCAGTAGAAATCAAAAAAGTATACGGCGCCTCTATTCCGAAAGATCAACAGGAAGCAGCTTTTACATGGCTTCGTAACAACGGTCTAGGTGATGTTATTAAAAATGACATTACCGTTACCTTTGGTCGTGGCGAAGACAACAAGGCAGCGCAATACGCTGACCTTGCAAAGGGTCAAGGGTTTGAGCCGGTTCAAAAGATTGGTGTGAACCCTATGACTCTAAAGGCTCTAGTAAGAGAACGTCTTGAAAACGGTAAAGATGTTCCTTCTGAGCTATTCAAACCGTTTGAGGGTAACCAAACTAAAATAACAAGGAGAAACTAGAAATGAGTGACGCGAAACAAGTAGCAACTAAAAAAGCGAACCTACCATCTGCAGGTTTATTTGAGGCAGATGCACAAAAAGGTTTTGAGAATGTGAAGACAGAAAGTCTGGCTCCACCTATCTTGAAGCTTTTACAGAATGGATCAGCAGAAGCACAGAAGCGTAATCAAAATTACGTAGAAGGTGCAGAACCTGGTATGTTCTTAAATACTGTTACGAAACAGTTATATGATGGTGACAAAGGAATAATGGTTATTCCATGTCATTATAAATTAGAATACCAAGAATGGGCAGATTATGGAACAGGTTCAGGTAGACCTGAAAATATCTATCCAGATACTTCGGATGTTCTAGATAAAACTACAAAAGGCCCTGATGGTAAAGACAGACTGCAAAATGGTAATTACATTTTGACAGTAGGTCAGCACTTTGTAATCATTCTTGGAACAAAAAGTTCTGAGACTGCAATGATATCTATGAGCTCATCACAAGGAAAAGTGAGCAGAAAATGGAACTCCATGATGAAGTCAATAACTTTAGATGGAGAACAAGGTCCATACACACCACCATCGTTTAGCCACATGTACAAGTTATCTTCTGTATTAAATACAGGTAAAGGTAATCAATGGTACGGCTACAACGTAGAAAAAGTTGGGATGTTAGAGGATGCTAAAATGTACGAACGAGCTAAGAAGTTCTACGAAGCAATCCGAAACAAGGCATAACAATTTTTGGGGGCGGTACGTTGCTTCGTCCCGCCTCCAAATCCATAGTGGTGATGACAGACGTAGATAAATTTATAAATATATTTGAAGGCTCGTATAGTGCATACGGTCAAACTAGAAAGACAAACGAGTTTGACGAAAGAGGTAAGCACAAAACAAAATCTTTTATAATAAAACAAAGACCTACCAAACAAATGTTCCAAGATCATTTGATGGGTAAAGATCCTGCCCTTGGTATTATACCCATAAACGAAGAAAATAAATGTAAATGGTCATGTATAGATATTGACGTATATCAAGGTTTTGACCACAAAGAATTAATTAGAAAGATAAGAGAATATAAGTTTCCATTATTAGTATGTAGATCTAAATCTGGAGGTGCACATGTATTTTTATTTACAGATGGCTTTGTACCTGCAGCATTATTTAGAGGTAAACTAAAAGAGATGGCAGCCAAACTAGGTTATGCCAATGCAGAAATATTTCCAAAACAAAATAAAGTAGATATGCAAAAGGGAGGCACAGGTAGTTTTTTAAACTTGCCTTATCACAATGCATTGTTGTCTACGAGATATGGAATTAAGGATGATGGGTCAGCTATGGACCTAATTCAGTTTTTTGAAGCGCATGATAAAGTAAAACTAACAGAAGATCAACTCTCTAAATTATCCATACAAGAAGAAAAAGTTGTTGACAATCTACTCAAAGGTGCGCCACCATGTTTGGTTACACTATCTAAACAAGGAATACCCAACGGCCAAAGAAACAATGCAATGTATAACTTTGGTGTGTATTGTAAAAAAAGATTTCCTGACAAATGGCAAATAGAAATATTTAAATATAATGATTTGTATTGCAAACCACCACTAGATAAAAAAGAAGTAGACACATTAATTAAATCAATAGACGGCAAAGATTATAACTACAAATGTAAAGACGAACCTATTGTATCTTATTGCAATTCTAAAAAATGTGTGTTGCAAGAGTTTGGTGTAGGTGATGGTGTACCTGATGTAGAAATAAAAGAAATACAGAAGTATGATTCTGATCCACCGTTGTATTATGTGACTGTTGGTGAAGAAGTTGTAGAAGTAGAATCACAAGACTTACACGAACCAGATAGATTCTCTCTCAAATGTTTAGAACAAATAAACCAAGCTATGCCACCTATTGCCAAACTAGTGTGGAGAAAGTTAATAAATAAATTATTGAAAGACACAATACCTATTGAAGCTCCAGAGTCTACGAAGATAGATGTACAACTAAAAGAATTAGTAGCAGATTATATAAACAAGATACCAGGCAAAGATTGGAAAGATGTATTGCGTGGACTATCATATACAGAAGAAGGAGTAAGTTATTTTAAATTTAAAGACTTCTGGAAGTATGTGATCAGAACAAAAATCTGGGACACGAAGAAATATCAAAAACAAAAGACAGCAAGAATGTTAGAAACATTGTTTGATGCAGAAGAGATTACTGGCAAGATAGATGGTAAGAGCGCAAGGTATATGTCATTACCAACGGTCAAACTAGATAAACCAAATACAAGAAAAGATAAAATGAAAGAAGCACCTTATGCATAGAACAATTATCCCTGGTCCACCGGGGACGGGTAAAACATATACTTTGATGCAGTATCTAGATAAAGAATTAAAACAAGGCACTAACCCTGAACAGATTGCATACATAGCTTTTAGTAACATTGCAGCTAATGTAGCTAAAGAAAGAATTAAGAATGATGACGTATACGTAAGCACAATGCATTCTATGGGTACAAGAGAATCTAATATAAATACTAAGACACAATTACTTACAGGTGACAAATGGAAAGGTTTTAAAAACTTTTCTAAGATCTGTCAAAATTTAAACTTTGAACAAAGACTAACTGTTACTGGACATGTAGAACATCAAAATCCACACATGCGTATTATAGAGTTAGCTAGAAATAAAAAGACAACTATTGAAAATGCAGCAGTAGAATTAGGTTTACATTATACTACAGACGTATGGCTAACAGAACAAATAGCTGAAGATTTAAAAACATACAAAGAGAGCACAGGTATGGTTGAGTTCTCTGATATGATTTCCAAGTTTGTCGAGGAGGACCGTTGTCCACCACTACAATGTGTTTTCCTCGATGAAGCCCAAGATCTAAGTCCTCTGCAATGGGATATGTTTTTCTATATTGAGAGTAAGTGTGCTCGTTCATACATTGCAGGGGATGATGATCAAACTATTTTTAGTTTTCAAGGAGCTTCAGCAAAAATATTTATAGACTTAAAAGGTACCTTCGATCCACAAATACAATCTGTTAGAGTTCCTAGAGAGGTACATAGATTAGCTACAAGTATTTTTCCATATATGGGTAGACGTTTAAAAAAAGAATGGCTGCCAGCAGACAGAGAAGGATCTGTAAATATGAATGCACGTTTTACAGAATTACCATTACATAAAGATGAGTGGTTAGTATTGACTCGAACGAATAAAATGTTAGAACCATTACGTGAACATTTATACAGGATGAGTTACAGATTTGAATCTAAATCACAAGAACTACTACCACCTAAAATGCTAAATGCATATAGAGTTTGGAAACGTTTGAACGAAGGTGCATCTGTAAGTGAAGATGATGTAGGTGATCTTTGGGATTACATGACTGTAAGAGATGGACATTTAAAAAGAGGTTTTGCTGGTGGTAAAACATTGAAAAGCATAGACTCAATAAATTTAGAAGGACTTAGAAAACATCACGGGTTGCTAGCGTCGGGCAGCTGGGAGATATTAAACTTTCCAAACCAAAGCAAACTATACATAAAAAAATTATTAGAGTCTGGTGACGACTTAATGAAACCAGCTAGAATAAGACTATCTACAATACACGGAGCAAAAGGAGACGAAGCAGAAAACGTAGCTTTGTTTACAGATACTGAAAAAATTATCTATGATGCATCAAGAGACAATGCAGATCCAGAGCATCGTACGTGGTTTGTAGGTGTAACAAGAGCAAAAGAAAACTTATTCGTATGTAGTCAATACTACGAATATCAATATAATATAGGAGCACCAATAGTATGACAGATCCAGATGGATTAGAAAAAGCATTTCCACAATCAAGGCAGGTTGGAGGGAGCCACTACAAAAATTTTTACATTCAGCCGTATGAGTTTATTTCAAAAAATAATCTCTCATTCTTTCAGGGATGCGTTGTGAAATATGTATGTAGATATTTATTTAAAAATAAGATAGAAGATCTAGAGAAGATAATTCATTATTGTGAATTAGAAATACTAAAGTTAAAAGACACAAGAAAAAAGAAATAATGTTTACAGCACAAACTGAATGGGATTGCCCAGAAACATTTCCTGATTTATCGCATGAAAAATATATTGCGATTGACTTAGAAACAAAAGATCCTGACCTAAGATCAAAAGGATCTGGTGCCATACAAGGACATGGAGAGATTGTTGGTATAGCTGTGGCAACAGAAGGATGGAAAGGTTACTATCCTATTGCACACGAAGGTGGTGGTAATTTAGATAGAAGAATTGTTTTAGAATGGTTTAAAAAAGTTTGTGCAACAGACTCTTACAAAATATTTCACAATGCAATGTATGATGTATGTTGGATAAGAGCATACGGTATACCTATCAATGGACATATCATGGACACTATGTTGATGGCATCTTTAATTGATGAGAATAGATTATGGTACACACTAAACAGTATTTCATATGACTATCTTAGAAAAACAAAAGACGAAAAAGCTTTGAAAGATGCTGCAGAGTCATGGGGTATAGATCCTAAATCTGAATTATATAAATTACCTGCAATGTATGTTGGTAGTTATGCAGAACAAGATGCATACTTAACACTAGAATTATTTAAAAGATTATCTGCAGAGATACAAAAGAAAAATCTTGTAGAGATATTTGATTTAGAATCACAGTTGTTTCCGTGTTTGATAGATATGAAATTTAAAGGCGTTCGTGTCGATGTAGAACGTGCTCATAAATTGAAGAAGCAGTTATTACAACAGGAAGAATCAATCCTATTACAAGTAAAAAAAGAAACAGGAATAGATGTTCAAATATGGGCAGCAAGATCGATAGCCAAAGTATTTGATAAACTTTCTTTGACCTACGCCAAAACCGAGAAAACGCAGTCACCTTCATTTACAAAAAATTTCCTTTCCACACATAGTAATCCTGTAGTTAAAAGTATAGCAAAAGCCAGAGAGATAAACAAGGCACACACAACTTTCATAGATACAATACTAAAACATAATTATAGAGGTAGAATACATGCAGATATAAACCCAATAAGATCTGACCAAGGTGGTACAGTTACAGGTAGGTTTAGTTATTCAAATCCAAACTTACAACAGATACCTGCAAGGAACAAAGACTTAGGTCCTATGATTCGTTCTTTATTTTTACCAGAAGAAGGACACAAGTGGGGTTGTTTTGATTACAGTCAACAAGAACCAAGATTAGTTGTACACTATGCAGCTAGCACTGAACCAATATGTTTTGATAGTTCTGTAGAAAAAATTGTAGATAAATTTAATAACAACGATGTAGACTTTCACCAGACTGTAGCTGATATGGCAAACATATCTAGAACACAAGCCAAAACAATTAACTTAGGATTGTTCTATGGTATGGGTAAAGCAAAACTACAAGCAGAGTTAGGACTAAACACAAAAGCAGAAGCAGAAGATTTGTTTAATCAATACCATGAGAATGTACCTTTTGTTAAAGAACTAATGAACTCTACATCAAGACACGCACA